CGTTCCGTAAATAGTGAACTTTACTGGACATTCTGAGGATGAGCGAATTTCAAGCTGCTTTGGCGGTCTCGTGATGCCAAGGTTGTATGGAGCGTTGGTAGGTAAATTAAGCCAATCGCTCTGTGCATCATCGTGAGTCACGCTGAAGCTTTTACTATGGCTTTTGTGCCATGACCCTTCTAGCAAAATAACTGTAAGGGCAACTGTTGCCTGATCATGAAAGACAGATTGAACCTCGCTTTTAGACACATACACATCTTGCGACCATTCATTGTTATAGACGAGTGCTCCTGGCTCTTGATTATTGAAGTCGAATTCAAATTCATTGGCCATTGATTCCGCTAGTTCAGAACCCTCAATGAATAAATCTAACGTGACTTCTTGAGCATTAGATGAAATGCCAGAGACAGAACGCGCTCCTAGCGTGTATCCAGGCTTATAGCCTCTAAGAGATGTGCCAGTACCAATAGAGGCTTCTGGCACATCAAGTTCAAAGGTGTTACCGCGGGAAGAAACGTACTTGAGCTTACGCATTCGTTCTCACCGCCTTTTGAACCGCACGAGCGAAATCACGGTCTCCAATATTGTTAGAGTTCTCATCAATAACCTGTCCGAGCTCACCGTTACGCATGAAATCATAGATATCTGCGAGCGTGGTTGCGTTTGCACGTTGCTGCCTTGAGTCAAGCTCGAAAGCTGCACGATAAATACCGTTTGCATTAGCGTCAGCAACTGCTGAGAAGCTCAGAGGACGGGCATTACTAAAGACGTCATGTACACTTGATAGAGCACTCATGGCCTCTGTTTCAGCAAGTGCAGAACTTCCCTTAATCCCTCTTGCAAAGTCTCTCATGAGGGCACGGCCAGAATACGTCGTGTAGCCATGACCTGAGAATGGTCCCTTCTTTGCAGGTGAGAATGGGAATAACTTACGAACCGCGCCGAGGGCGTTTGATGCTGCACTTGTTACTGTGCTTACTGCGTCTCTAATACCTTTAGCAAAGCCGTCTAGGAGAGCTTTACCAGAATTAACAAGCCAGTCGCCCGCATTAGAAAAGAAACTTTTAATCTTATCTGGAATGCTCTTCACAAAATCAACCGCTGCATTTAGGCCATCTGTAACTCCACGGAGAAAACCGTCGGCGGCCTCTGATGCTTTTGCCGCCATGTCGACTGCCCAGAGAGCAATATTTGCCAGAAGCGTAGCAAGGGCAGACTGAACTTGGTCTGGGATGGTTGCCACAAATAAGACAAACTGAGCGAAAGCTGCTGGCAGGTCAACAGTAAAGAAGTTAACGACGTTCTGGACAAACTCAGTGCCAATCTGTACCGCTAGTTGAGCGAGTTGAGCGCCTAGCCCAAACAGAAATACAACTGCAAAAGTAAGCGCGTAAAGGACCATTGTTGGTAGCTCTTGAATGAATTGTCCTACCGCCGCGGGAATCCCTTGAACAAATTGGACAAATTGAGTGAAAGCTGTTGGCAATGTTGTTGTAAAGAAACCAACTATGGAATCTACTGCACCACTAATGGCTGAGCAAATAGAATCCCAAATACCAATTACAGCATTTCTAAAATCTTCATTAGTGTTCCAGAGCCATGTAAAGACAGCTCCAAGAGCAACTACCGCAACTACAATCCAACCGATAACAGGGATAGATCCTACGAGTGCCAAAAGGCTCGTTCCAACGCCACTAATTGCCGTTGAAATCGTTCCAAAGACACTCGCGAGCGCTCCACCCTCACCAACAAGCTCTCCAAAAACAGAAAGCGTTGATAGAACGCCCTCTCCACCTTTGATAGCGTCAAAAGCCAAAGAAGCGGCGCTTTTTAGAAGTCCGAAGTCGTCAGCTATCGAGCGCACAGCCTTAATAGTCTCGTATGCAATCAGAGCAGTCGCTACAGCGACAATGACGGGCGCAACAACTGTGAGGTTGTCTCTCAAGCCTTGGACAGCGTCACGAGCAAGCTCTATGGCAGATTTAACACCATCAACGGCAGATTTAAGCAAATCTGCTGCACTGCGGGAAGCATCTTCTGAGCTATCGAGACCAGTAAACGTTGTTATAAGGTCACCAATAAGCCCTATAGTGCCATCAAATACGTCTTTTAGCGCATTTAAAGCGTCACCAAATGATGTGATTGCTCCGTTATTTTGAAGCTGATCCATGAAGGAACCAACAGTGGAAATTACAGGGTCAAGATACGTGATAACTGTGTCGGCTATACCAGAAAAGCTGCTAGAGAAATCGTTGATTGCACCTGCAATATTAGCTTGGCCAATATGATCAATAATCTTAGCAACAGCCTTATTAATGCGGTTTTGAACATTGGTCCATGCGGTACCAATTGACTCCGTTGAGATACGTGCCTGCTCTGCAAATGAAGCATAGCCAGGAAGACCTTCATTATTGAGGCTTACAATTGCGTTGTTGAATTGGTCAAATGTAATTGCGCCGCTTTGCATGGCCTTATAAAGGTCTGCTTGGTTTGCATTAGCTCCGAGTAGGGCTTTAGCAATCTGGTTCAGCTGTCCTGGCATAGCTTGAGCAAGAATCTTCCATGACTGCATATCAACTCTGCCAGTTGAAAGCATCTGTGAATACTGCTCAAAAGCAGAATTCATTATCTCTTGACTCTTGCCGCCTGCCAAAAGTGCGTTATTAAATGCCAGGGCAACATCTGTTGCTGTGGCAAGTGAACCAGACACAGGCGCAATCTTCTGCACTGAGCCAACAATAGCGTCAAGCGATGTTGGAAGACCGTCAATACCAGACGAAAGCCGTTCAATAGTCGCACGCGCGTCGTCTGCAGAATAGCCAACAGACTGCATAATCTTAGGGAAGTTTGCAATCGTGTCGACGCGGTTGACCGCAGAGGCAATTGAACCAGAAATCGCATCTAACGCACGAGATGTAACGCTTGATACAATTCCCATAATGGCGCCGGTTGCGCCGCCAAAGCCGCTTGCGTAGTTTTGAGCGGCCTGTCGTCCAGCGTTTGTGTGGACAGACACCGCCGATTTATATCCACTTCCCAGTGCTCGCTTTACATTAGCACCAAGATTGTCAAATTTAGGAGTAAGAAGGACGGAACCTCTTACTACTGTTCCAGCCACTATTCACCTCCTAGCGTTCTCTAAAAAGAAGCTCCTCAACGCGGTCCTGTGAAACGTTAAGAAGCTTCTTTTTACTTTGTTCTTGTTTCAGTTCTGGACGCTTGACCGCGTCAGGCTTTCTGCCTTTACCTCCGGCTTGTTCATATCGAAGATACGAAAGGTTGTCGACCGCTAGTGCAAGCAAATAGTCACTATTGGACCAATCATTTCTTGGGTCAACAGAGCATACTGTTCTAGAACCATGAGGGAGGTTTATCATCAAATAAAACAGACGCTCAAACTCACAAGAGTCAATGAGCGTCTGTAGCTTTACTTGGTAATACTGCTGAAAGTCTGCTTCCAGCTTGCCCCTTTTAGTGTCATCACACAGAATTGGAGCAAGCGGAATTAGTTTTTTGCGTCAAGTTTTTCCAGAAGAGCGGACTCAATGCGCATGATTTCTTCAGCGTCGTCATATCCGAGTTTAGCAGTTACGACTTCCACAACATGATTGTCAACATTGCCGCTAAAGACAAAGTCGTAGAGAGCAAGTACAGGAGAAAGTGCTTCTGGGCTATTTTGCTCAGCATCGCTAACACGAGCCATGCGACGCATAAACTCACGAGACTTAATTCTGCGCATGTCAACGACATACTCTTCACCCTCGAATTCAATTATGCGCTCATATGGAGCGTGCTTTGGCTTATCCTGTACGAAGTCAAGATAATCATGCTCCAACTTTGCACGTGAATTTTCTTTCTCCGCTGCGAGCTCTCGAAGCTGCTCCGCTGACATGTTGGAAATATCCATATTGAGTCCTCTCAAAACTTAATCAATGTACAACGCCAGGAGTCGCGCTCGCTTTTGTGGTGTCGTAGAAGACATCACGGTACGTATCACCGTCAAAGACCTCGGCTGGCATACACTTAATGGTTGGGGTATAGCCAAGGAAGTCAGAGCTGTTCTGCTTTACGGTATCGCGCTCAAAAATACGTCCAATAGGGATAATTGAACGCTTGACTGTAGTCTCATTAATGACAGCGTCAAAAATGTAGATACGAGGAGCAGTAAAGCGTGGATTGTGTCGAACAGTAATAGAGCCGTCTGTCTCAACCTTGACGTTATCGTCTCCATAAATGACCTTCAAAATAGTCTCAGCGGACTCAAGGAATGTCACCTTTGCAGACTCTGAGTACTTAGAAATTGAGGAACTAATAGCGTTTCCTCCCCAGTCGTTCTTATCCTCTGCAGAGAGATCAACAGAAAACTCAACGCCATCCTCAGAGATATATCCAAGTGACTTAATCTTGCCGGGGTTTGCAGTCATCAGATCCTTGATGGTCTTCTTAACATCAAGAAGCGTCTTAATGTCAACGCTTGGGTCAACGACTGCGGCATATCCGCCAGGACGGCCCTTTGCTGCTCCGACGTAATTTGCATTGTAAATAGCATCAGCCATGATTACTCCTTACAGACGTGTAGTGATATACACATCTAATTGATATCGATATTTCTTTGAATCCGGGTCTGGGAAGTCGTAAATACTTTGAACTTCAACCTTGATGACCTTATCAAGCTCTTGCCAGCACTCCAGCAAAAGAAGCCTTATTGCCAAGGCTAGCTTATATGCGGCGGCATCCGTGGTACTCCAAGCCTGCACTGCAAGATTAGCCGTATCCCAGCCAATCGTAGAGCTTCCCCCGGTTCGCGTAACGGTAATAAACTCTTTTGGTTCGCGGGCGGGAACTCGTGTTGAAGCAGGAATATTGAGCTTTTGACTCATATACTTAGTAAGGTCTGAAAGAATGTCATAGCTCATCCTCTACATCCCTTCTTAAGAATATTAAGCTTTGCGTTAGCACGGCCAGCCCATATGCCGTTCTCCGCTCCAGAGCAGTACACAAGGCCAGCTGCGGTGTACTCTCGATTAACCCATTTAGCGTCAAATCGAGCACCATGTTTGAGGTATTTTTCTGGCAGTAAAGAATTACATTTTGCCGCACAAATCTGAGCCGCTTCACGGCACATATCAGCTACAGGAGCGGTATGAAGTACCTCGCGGATACCAGCCAAGTCTGGCTTGAGACCCGTGACTATAAAATCATTACCCATCGACAACCACCGCCTCAACTTCCCTGTCCCAATCGAGCGGCGTTAGACTATCAAGATAGGGCTGTGGGTCACCAACAACCGCAAACCTCACTCCATCAAACTCAATAAAAGTTCCCCTTAGGCTTCGCTTATAAGCCTTTGGAAAGTGGAACACCATGTCTATGCGGTCACCGTTTGGGCGCACCGCAGACAAATCAGATGTCGCAACTGGAGCTGGTAAGACATTGTCAACAAGCTCATAAGACTCTATTCCAGAGGTCTCGTTGCCATGATCGTCTAAGACAGTAGTTACTCTAACCACTTCTATCTGAACACCTCTAATGGCTGCCATCATTCACCTCGTGGTCTTGCTTACACATCGGCTGAATTGAGCCAATTCTGATACCACTCAAGCCGAGTCGAGTGCGCTCAGAGCGCGTTACATACAAATCAGCTGTTGGATTTGCAAAAGTCAATGTCGACTCATAAGGGCCGGCATGCTGACTGTACTGAGAAGCACCCTCAAAACCAGCAGGAACATTCACAGCACGAGCAACAATCGCACAAGTAACGGCGCAAGCATTTTCATCAAATCGAAGGTTCAAGCCTTCTTTGTAAGCCGTTTGATGATATGCAATGAAATTAGAGCGCAAGAGGGCTGAGGCATCTTGCAAAAGCACCTCAACCCTCTCTGGAGCACCAGACCCATAACGTTTCTCATAGTCGGCCTTTGTGGCAAAGCTTCTTGTCTCTGCCATATAAGCCTCCTATTAAGCGGCAGTACCGTTTGCAAGGCGGACAAACTGTGCCTTATCACGAGCGACAAAGCCGAACATAAAGGTGCACTTAAGAGCAAACATATCACGCTGATAGAGGTTCATTGCAGTGCCTCCAGCATTGATGGTTGCCTGGTCTGCCATAGAGACAGTAATGTCCTTTACAAGGCCAAAGCGTGCGCCAGTCCAGTCGCCACCGACACCAACAAGCTCAGGGGTCTTAGAAGCAACCTTTGCCTGATAAGCTGCACGGGAGAAGAGAGATGGAATAGCAAGAACAGAAGAGCCGCCGTCCTTACCCTCAACTGCTGGGTTAGTAATAAAGAGAGGACGCTGCTGGCTATCCTTAGCCTTAAGAAGCAGGGTTCGTGCCTTTGGAGAAAGTACCCAACCGTTAAGGTCACCGTTAGCGTTAGAAACCTTCTCGAGTGCGTCAACAAAGCCGTCATAAGGCTTAACAGAAAGGTCTACAGACTCAGCATCTGCAAGGGTGTCAAAACCAGTGCCAGGAGCAGTGCCATACATAATGGTAGCGTCAACCTTGCGACCAATGGCGCCTGGAAGACGATTCTGAAGCTCGGCAAAGATGGCCTCATAGTTATCTTTGAACTCATTGGAGAAGAGCTCAATAACAGTGAGCTTATAAGGCTTCATTTCCTTAACGCCAAGAGAGGTATTAGATACCTTAGCCTCTTCACCCTCAGCGGTAAAAGAAGCCTCTGGGTCACCAGTTACAACTGGGATAGTCATGCCGCGGCCAGGAAGCTCAATTGGAGTTGCAAGCTGCATAATTGCAGACTGGTCTTGGACGTTTGCAAAGATCTCGTCGGAGAGGTCTTTGGGAAGTGTTGCAGAAGTTGTCAAAATACCGGTTGCCATACTTAAATCCTTTCAATTAGTTGAATGTTTCGGCCATGAATTGACCAAATTTTTGTGCTGGAGTCTCTCCAGCCTGTGTAGAAATGCCTGATTCTGGAATGATTGGAGCAGAAGGCTTTTTGGCGAACGCCGCTACGGCTTCTGCAAACGTCTTCATGCTCTCTTCATCTGCGCCCTGAATGAGGTCCTCTGGTACCCCTGTGTCTTTAGCGACTTGCTTGCGCATCTGCTGCAATTTAGCGTTCTCATCACGTGTCTGCAGTTCACCTTTAAGGTTGTCAACCTCAGCGAGTGCCTTTTTCAGCTCCTCGGAGCCACTCTTTTCGAGTTCGTCAAGCTTTTCAGCCTTGGCTTTCAAGTCATCATAATCAGAGAACTCAGAGCGCACTTTTTCACGCTCTCTTTCAAGCCTGTCTTTCACGATCTTGTCGAGCTGCTCTTGAGTGGTTACAGGTTCCTTCAAATCCATTTCTTTCCTTTCAACAGGTTCCGTCCGCTCGGACGTTTACGAGTAGCATTACCCTTGCTACGAGGTAGATACCGCTTTTCCGCAACGGTTGCGTATATGAAAAAAGCCACTTTTCAGTGGCTTAAATCAATGAAATTGGGTATAATTCAATTAAAGGACGAGCCAACGGCTGGACTGAGTCGGGTTTGTTGGTGAATAAAATGCACCTGCTCTCGCAGGTGCATTTTTTACAACACTTTTAGTTTCTCTCCATCTCGGATTATATAAACACACTTATTATCAGATGTTATTAAAATCGTATTGTCATAACCCAATTCTCTGTACTGATTCATTTTATATTTAATAACATTGATAGCGTGTTCGTCGGTGCATGTTGAAAATCTATTATCAATAACGAGCTTAGGTGTGCCTAAATTTGGTACCGCTTCAATCAATCGCCTATCTAGCCACTTAAGAACACCGTCATCAATTCGATTTGGAATTGCTCCACCGCCTCCATTAATGGTCTTTAACTCCCAATAATCGCCCGCAATAATCATGTCTAGATTCTTTCGATTTTGCTTTTCTGAAAGAACCCTTACTTTAAAACCATGGTCTAAATTTAATGAAATATAGCCATCTTGCTCATGGTTTTCTTTTTTCTTCTTCCATTGACGATTGGTCAAATCCGAAATGTCTACGCCAAAATTTCCACTTCGCCCAACCCCGGTACCAACGCCACTATTGAGCCACTTGAAATCTCTTCTCTCACATTCAGCGACAATTGCGGAACGGTTCTCCCATACAGGCTCAAGACCAATTGTGTTAGCACACTCGACCCAGCGGGCGTACATCTCATCAGGATCATATCCTTCGATAGTTGTCTTCTTTGTACCTGGAACAATTATGCAGTCGCACCGAAGATGAAACTTATGGCCAGCTCCACCTGCGCTAAATTCGGACTCATAATCAAAGCCACGTGTTGAAAGCATGAAGCAAAAACCACAGGTTTCCGCACCAGATGGAACTCTCGCCCACCAAATCTTTGACCTGAGCGCGCTTCTATGCATATTGATATTTGCTTCACGCTTAACATAGAAACGAGTAAGTGCTGTACAAGCGTCAATAAACTTCTGGTTGTTTCCGTCAACTAAGTCTTTTGCAAGGTAATGAACTTTTTTCTCAACTAAGCCATGCTCAATAGTTTGCTGATAACGAAACCTTGCCTTAATACCCTCTGCTCTTACTATCTCATCAAACAGCTCTCCTGCAATCTCTCCCGCTTGAGGAGAAAAGGCGTTGAGGGCTTGTTTTATTGACTTAATAGCCATGTTGCGGAGCTCTGCTACTGAAGAGTTAGGATTAGCAGTTCTGAGCGCATCATAATAGTCAGACATAAATTCAGCCGCATCGTCTGCGGCTGAATCAAGCTCTTTTCTATATCGAGTAAGTCTATCCTTGTTTACCCTCATCAATCACACCGTCCAGCAAGTCTTGATTATCAGCTGGGGTCTTTGTAGCCTTAGCCGCAAAGCGTGCCCTAAGAAGCTCTTGTGCTGACGCTCTTTCCCTGTCACTTTCAAGCCTTTGAACTTGGTCATCCGTAAAACCCAGTTCCTCAAGAAGAATCTCAGAATTGACAATCCACGGAACAGCCTGAGCAATCTTGAGCATGGAATCAGCCTGGGAAACAATTGACGGCATCGCAGGATTGCGCCATTTAGCCGTGATATTAGGTTCTGTTGTAAGCACCTCGGCAAATGATATGTTTCTCTTAACTGCCAACGCCATAAGAGCAATATCTCGAAGAGCTTCACCGTTATCAGCGTTGAGGTTTTGGGCATCAACAACCAAAGGCTCTTTTGCAGCGTAGATTGCTTCTGCTGAACTTGGGTTATCAGATACAATTCCGAGCTCTGAGATTGGAACATTGGTCTCGGCAGAAAAACGAGCTGCAAGCGAGCGCATGTAATCGATGTGCGGCTGCATTGAACCCTGCTGCAGCTGTCCAAACGTTGGGGTATCGCCGTCGGCGTCTTTCGAGACCGCAAAGATTGAACCGATATATGCATCCCATTTTGAGAGCTTGTTGAGAGCATCCGGGTCAGCACCAACAAGGTACTTTTGAGGTGCCGTCATAAACTCAGCAGCGACTTCAGCACGTACGCTTGAGCGCATTGCATCATCGGTCAGATCCATAACAGCTCGAGTGATGCGCGACTTACCAAACGGGCGGTCAAGCGTTGCCTCGTAGACCAAAGGCTCCATAAGACAACGACCCATTCCATGCGGAATATATTCAGCAACCCAGCGAGTCGAGTCAAGTGGTCTACGAATGCGAATAATGTCGGTATCGGTAAAGACATTAATCCACGTTGGGGCATTTCTATGATTCGGTCGATTGTCACGATCAACTACAACAATGCCAGCCTGGATACGATGTAAGCGTTCATCCCAAAGAGCAGCGGCGGATACTGCAGAATATGCAGAAATGATAACTGCCGGTTCTCCCGCGTCAATATCTCCAGCGGTAACCGTAAGAAACGCACAGGAATTTCTAAGCTGGCCTTTAACAGCCTTACGATAGCGTCGCTTGAGGGCATTTTCGCGAACAATAGCCTGTAGTTCCTTAGCAGTATCCTCATCCGTGCAAGTAAAACCATCGAACTGAGAACGGTCAGCAAGAGCGTCTACAGCCTTTGCTGGCCATGAAATGGCCTGCTCCAAGTTTCTTAAGCCGTCAGGCACTGAAATACCGAGCTGCTGAGGCTTTATATGCATGAGATAGTAGCCATCACGTAAACGATTACGTGCAAGAGTTTTTGAATAAACTGCACAGAGATTTAAAACTGTCTGTCTATCTTCTTTTCTCAGTCCAGCCGCTGTTGCAATTGCAACAGGAATAATTCCAATTGTCACCAGACTACCTGCTTTCTAGCTGGGTTTCTTTTAGTGGTCCTAACTCCATAAAGTGCAAGTGCCGCAGACTCAGCAGCGGTACACGTTGCTTTTGGAGAATCTCCAAATCCAAAGCCACCGTTATTCCCAATTGCACGCCTGGACGAGCCTGTAACAGACTCGTCCAGTGCTGGAGAGGGGACGTGACATATGCTGTGTGCTCCAACTTCATCAACAAATCTTGAAGCTGCCGCTACAGCCTGTTTTGTATCGCAAAGAACAATGCCCCGCTTTGGAAAACGTAGCTCCTGCAAGCGTTCGGCCAACTGAGTTGCTCCAGAACGGCCATCAATAACAACGCATGCAATGCGACTCTCACGTTCCTTGATCCATTGAGCGAGGTTTTGACCAGCACCATAAGCGTCTGCGATATCCACGAGCTCAACATAAGCTGTTGGGTTATCTTGCTGAGTGAGAGCTGCTGAAATTGCTACTTTCTTTCCATCAAGTGAATATTTGATTCCAAAAGCGAGAAGACCATCGTCATAAGGCTCTTCTGTTATGCACTCATTCCAGTCATTTGCATTGACGATATACTCAACTGAAGTATCGAGCGTTGACCACCAACCAAGACGCTCACGAGCAAATCCATCTTTTGTCATCTGATGCCATTCGTTGAGTACTGCTCTTTCTGTGATACGAGCGCCGAGAGCTGGATTAGTCTCATAAGCAAGGTCGAGTGCCTCTTCATCGCTGGTACCCTCTCTCGGAACCGATTTTGCGGCCCATTCAAGCCACCAAGCCTCGCCAGGACTATCGGAATGAGCCGTATCGTGCATTCGTTTGAATACCGTTCCTCTACAGGTTGGGTCAGGAGGAGTTCCGATATATATGACTTGCGGAGAGCCGTCTTTAGATGCAGAAACAGTTGGCAAAATGGCATTTAACTGAGCGTCTGTAAGCTCCTGTGCCTCATCAATAATAATGAGTGAGCGTGTGCCTCCGCGTGCCTTTGATGTCGTGCGAGTAGAAAACTTAAGCCTTCCAATTGCGCGTTTACCGCTTTTATAATGTCCACAATCAAAGAGCAAGTACTGTTTGCCTGGCTGTCTATACGCCTTAAGAAGAAGTTCAGCTAAGTCTGGATATGTCTCATCGTCCGTAAAAAGGTTCACGATCATATCAAAGAACTCATCAACGGTATCTGCATTGTGAGCTGAATAGACAACGTCCATTCCACAAATGGCCGCACACCAAATACCGTAGAGTCGTGCTGCAAACGATTTACCATTTTGACGTGGCTTTGCTGTGCCAATAGTTTCAGCTGCTGGCATACCTTTAGCGTCTTTAGCCATATAAAGTTCAAGCTCGTATTTTTGCGCATCATCAAGCTTAAACCCGTAATGCGAAAACATATTTATGCAAGCTTTTGCATCAGAATGATGGTATTTTCCAATGCGCTCAAAGGTCGGTTTTTGATTTCCAACACGTTTTTTACGTCTTGGCATTAAGAGACCTCTTTGAGATATGTCTTTCTAGCTCGTTTAGCGGGGCTCGGCTTTTTAGCTGAAAGCAACTTCTCTTTTTCCATTGCGTCGACTTCGTCAACTACCTGGACGAATGTCTTTACAATGGCTGCAAAGTCGCGGCCAGATTCACAATCATCTAGCTTCTTTGCCATAGTTATCTGCAGTGCTTTATAGATGTCATACCGACCGCCCTCTCTGCAAATAGTAACTAGTTTCTTGGCCATCAAGACCTCCTTTCAGGCTCACTCCACTGTGGAAAATTTGAGGGTTCGCTATATTCTGACTATGCCAAGGGGCGTCTTTTTGGGGCCATGGGAGGGTATACCCCCCTACCACAGACGCGTTCTTATAATAGGTAGTGCATTACCCTTAAGCTCGTCCATCATGCGGTTACCGCGCTTCTGATTACATATACGGTGCGCCGCTTTGACATTCTCCGGGTCACATGCGGCAGCGCGTCTTTGTTCAATAGGTAGTCTTGAGACAGGCACGACCTCATCCATCTCAAAGCTCATCGGGTCACCAGCAGGAAGCGAGTAATCAATTGGCATACCGCAAATGTGACACGGTTCTTCTCTTGCAATCATCTGCTTTCGCAACTGATCTCTAGCATATGAGCGTCTGATGTTGTAACTCATTTGCTCACCTGCCTAACAAAAAAGCGCCCTGGCCTATAACCAGAACGCTTATTAGTTCCTTTGTTGCGTAAATCGCTACTGTACATAATATCACAAAACAGTACGCAAGAGTACGCAAGAGTACGCAGAACTTAATTTCTCGAGTTCTCCATATCTTTACGAATTAACTCTTTGATATAGCTCGAGCGGTTCTTCTTTGATTCCAGAAACTCTAACAAGTCTTTATCGCTTGGATACAGGTTAAACATAATCGCCTTAACGTTGTTTTTGCGATACTTTGCACTTGCCCGCTTTTGAGCTTCACTAGTAGCCATTATCGACTTTCCTTCTTGCGGATAGTTTTGTAAAGAAAATGCGTTACTGCAACAGTAACCAATATGAGTAATACGTTTTCCATTTTGTGCTCCTCTATGCTAATCTTAGAGCCTAGGAGATACCAGCTGTAACTGATATCCCCTTTGGCTTTAAGTCCTTACTCTTCGTCGGGGTGGGACTTTTTTAGTTTCTCTGCAATCTTTTCAACTGTGACTGTAGCTACTGCTGTGAAGATTGCGAGAAATAATTGCCATATCTTTTCTTCCATCTCTCACCTCCCTTCTTGTTATATATAGTATATAACTACTATCTATATATTACAAGCAAAAAGGCAAAAAAGATTATTTATTTTTCAAGAATTTTTCGATGTAATTCTCCTCATCAATTGTTTCAAATACTTCACGCTCTAACTGCTGAAGCGTTCTTACAGGAGTAAGAAGTCTCTCAGACACATCATTCCAAGTCAGGCATTGAAGATAGCGCCATTGAAGCAAGTCAGCATAAATAGAGTTACTCATTAGCTGGCATATGCCACCATCACCAAGCTGACTCACACCATAAAGAAGCGTATAAGCATCATTGATATAGTCGTAATTGTCATTCATTCTTTTAGATAACAATGCTTCTAGATCTATGCGCTTATCAACTTTTGCCATCGTATCTTGATTTGAGCCCTTGCTACCTCCAGCTGAATATGATTGTGCTTTTGCTCCCTCAGTTTCTTGAAGGCTCATAATTTGCTGCAAGGCTCTTGTATTCTCTCTCGACGCTTCTGCAACACCGTGAAAGAACTCTGACGCGGTCAAACCATTGTAATCCATAATTCTCCAAACGTATTAACGTTTAGTTATAGTAGTTATTTAAATTATATGATTTAGCTGGCTTGATAGAGAGTTTTCAACATTATGTATACAAGTTTTCTACAACTTATAAACATTATTGTATTGTTGAGCGGAATAATCTCTAATTTTTTATAGGAGTGGGCGCAACCGGTACGCTTGCGAGCCTTTCTCCGCCGCTTTGCGAAATTGCTTTGCGTGCAATTCGCAAGCTGCTTGCTTGCTATACCGTTACGTTTTTCGATAGAAAAGCGAAGCAAGTATAGCACATCGAAATTCGCATAATGAGCGTATTGAGCGTAACGGAATTTATTGAGCGCTACCAACAAAATCTACATAATTTTTAGCCTAATTTTTTCAATTTAGGGGTCTCAGATGACTCCAAGACCCCTTTTTGTAGGCTCTACTCAACTAATAAATAATTTAATTAGTCTTTAGAACGGAATGTCCGAATCGTAAAGCTCTTCTTCTGGCGCTTGCGGTGCCGTGAATGAAGGCTGGCCCTGATCTGTAGCGGTCGTTGTTTGAGTCCTGGATAGAAACTCAATCTCCCCTACAACAACCTCTAGTTTGCTGCGATGCTGTCCGTCCTTTGTTTCCCATGAGCTGTAATGCAGCTTTCCATCAATAGAGACCTTTGCACCTTTGGAAATAAAGCGTGAAAGAGCTTCAGCACGCTGTCCAAAAACAATGCAGTCAATGAAGTTAGGAACATTCTCCCATTTGCCTGTTTGTGGGTTCTTGCGACGGTCGTTAACCGCGACGCCAAAGGAAAGAATGTTTGTGCCGCCAGCGGTAGAGCGGAGCTCTGGGTCACGGGTTAGGTTTCCAGAGATATTAACGTGATTAATTGACATGTCAAACTCCTAAAAGTATTTGTCGATGATTTTTTCAACGTCCATTACACGAGGTGAATACGAGTAATTTGACATTTCCCAAACGAGGAACTTATGTGGGAAACCTCTAATATCATCACCATATAGGACTGAAACCCAGTTACCACGAGACTTGAAATAAATGTGCTCAACACAAGCGTTGCTGCGGTCAGTCCACGTCTTCCCATAAAGCTCAAGAGCTTCACACAGTTCTTGACAGGACTTACTTCTCTCCATGCTTACCGAGCACCTCCAGAATCTCTTCTGGCGTCTTAGGCATTCCCGCTTCAGACGAATAATCATCTATCGAATGGATAATAGAAACCTCAAGCTTTAATGGAAATCCTCTTGTGACACCATACTCAATGCCACTTGGCGTTACGTAGTAAGAGCACAAACAACAAAGTACTGACCCATCATCTAATGGAATCCAAGTTCGCTCAGTAGTAAATCCAGAATGGTCTTCCCAAGGAATATTTTGAGCGTCAAGCAATCTGCGTAGATCCTTTGTGACTTTAGAAATAGCCATGCTAATACCTGCCTTTCTCTAATTGTCTGATAATTACTTCTTATCTAGCACTCACTAAGGGGTAAGAAAAAATTCCAAGTTGAACTATCGTTTTTAATAGAATTCAACTTGAATAAAAATTTCTGATTGCAACAAATTGCAACAAGCGTTTAAGGCATGGAGCGATTAGAACTCTCTTTGTTCAATGGTCCTGAGAGCGTCTCCAAACGCTTCCGCCGCTCCCCTATCACGTCCAGGAAGCAAATGAGAATAGATTCTTAATGTCGTTGCTGGGTCAGCGTGGCCAAGACGTTCTGACAAAGTCTTTAAGTCAACACCACTTGCTAAACACCAAGATGCATGAGTGTGTCTGAGTGAGTGGAACGTGATACCTTGGGGTAGCTTGAGAGTGCGTCGCATACGTGTAAAGGACCTCGAGATGCTCGTAGGACGCATGTAAGAACCATCAAGACTAATTAACGGTGTAGAAGACTCTACAAAGGCAATATGAGCTTTCTGAAGCTTCATGTAATCGCTAATGAAGCTAATGTCTGAGTCAGTAATAGCTATGTTTCTAGATCTCTTGCCCTTAGTGGATTCTCGCCTATATGGCTTTCTATAAGACTCTTCAATGACGGTACCTGATACATGAATATGCTTATATAGCATATTTACATCACTGTATCTGACAGCGCAGACCTCACCGCACCGCATTCCAGTTACTAACGAGAGCCAGGCAGCAAACGCGCAAACAACACGAGAATTAAACTCATTCTCTTGAATGGCTGTAGTAATCCTGGAATTAATGAGGGTACTAATCCCGGCAAAGCCCCATTCTTCGATTGAAACAGCTTCATGAACTTCCCTGGACGGCTTGGCCACATTAATAAGAGGGTTATAGTCGCATATGCCAGCGGAAACAAAGTAATTGTATGCACCTCTTAAGAATTGATGCAGGTTAATTACGCTGTTTCGAGACAGCCCCTGTTTCAATAGATCCTGTTCAAATGAGGTAAATAAAGAGGATGTGATACTTCTTACATCCTCTTTGCCAAGTCTTCCGTTGATGTGGTTTCTAATGAACCCTTCATGCTGTCTTGTAGTGTTAGGGCTCGCGCCGTTCCTGCGCTTAATCGACACGTACTCTAAAAGCAAATCGGTGAGCTGCGTGCTTTTGACTTTGCCATCAGAAGTAATATGTGAAGCCCACATAGTAGCTAATTCTTCAGCTTCTTTCTGCGTCCTTGCTGCGGGAAAGCTTGCATAAGGCTGGATGATTTTACCGTTCAGATTCCTTCCCAAGTAAAGTCGACAGTACCAGATTCCATTTGAATTTAGCCGAACTTTTATCGAGCGATTCATTAGTACCTCTTCATATACACGCCTTTGAAGCGTCTCCACTCAAGAATCAAGCCAATCGCATTTGCTTTCCGTGCTGCGTCATATCCAAGAGCGATACCCTCGTCCTTTGCAACTGCCTTAATTTCCTTCATTGTCATTTTTTCGAGACGTTCTCTGTCGGCTTGCTCCTTTGCTTTTGCGTCAGCGTCCATTACTGCTCCTTTCTGACAAACCTGCTTGTGATGATGAATGCAAGAGCGATTGCTCCAAGTCCTGCTGCAACCGCAACGACTGCGTCGTCTCCAGTTGCTGGTAGAGCTGTCTTCTTAGCCTTCTTGACTTTCTTTGTTGGCTTAGCTGGCTCTGGCCGTGGTTGTGGCTCTGGCTCAGTCTCCTCTGGAGTAGGCTGTGGCTGTGGTCCTGGATTAGGCTCTGGCGTTGGTGTTGGAGTTGTTGGTGTCTCCGGCTCAGTTGGACGATTGTCGCCGTTGCCGTTTCCGCCGCTGTCTTGGCTGACAAACTGATAACGCGAGCCCTGCGTGGTCTCGCGGCTCTTTAGCTGGATAGAGTTCGAGGTCGTCTCTGT